TTCCGGTTTTCAAGAAAACAAAGGCGTTTGAAAGCAACCAACCGTCCCGAATGGCTTTCAGGGCTTCGTCAGTTTCGGCAGTAAATTCCACCCAGTGCATGCCGTCGGCTTCGTTGAGGAATGACCTAAAAGTGGAACCAGCGGATGACCCACGAAAGTTTTCATAGTCGGGTTGCTCAACGTGTTTCACATAGACGGGTTTTGCGGCGAAGGACTTGTCCATCTCCTGTGCGACTTCGGGGGAGATGTAGATCATCATGCGCTTTTTGGTTTCGGGGTGAATCCATTCCGCAACGCCTGGGGCAAAGTGGAGCCCGTAGAACGTCATGGGCGTGAACTCTGGGGCGTTGGCGGTTTTCACTTTGATTCTCCGAACCTTACGACTGGGATGGCGGTACACCTGCAACCGTATTCTTGGTGTGGATTGTTGAATCTCTTGGGCTGTCCCGGCTCCGTAGTGCGGGGGGGATTGTCGAATCTGAAAATCTTCCCGTTCCTGCTCATCTCTGAAAGTTCGTGGTGTCTCGGTCTAACAGGGTGCGCCGGAGTCCCGCCAACATCTTTCCATCGGTACTCGTTGATCCCCGACTCAACATATCGGGCTTCCTGGTACTTCGCGGTCAGGAGGCTTGTCTCTTGACGCGCAAGGAACTTCGCTTTCGACGCCGACACGCTGAACGACTTCTGAATGGATTTTACCAGCGTCCCGTATCTATCTCCCGCGAAAACGGTTTTGCGTACTCGCTCCCGAAGTCGAATCACTTCTTCGTCCACGTGTCCCTTGATGCTCAACTGCATATTCGATTCCCAGTCTTTGGCGATTTTATCCCGCTCGCCTTGGGACAGTTCCGGGGCCAAAGTTAGCCCTGTGGCGTATTTTCGGAAGTCCCCGTCCGATCGCTTCAAGACCTTCTTGAACGAGTCCATCAGGTTAACCTTGGACGCGATGGCCTCGGAAGATATGCCGGTCAACTGCTGTTGGATATCGGCAATCTTTTCTTTGAATTGGGACTCAGAGGACCTTACGGCTCGTATCAATTCGTCGGGCACATCCTCCACGCCAAGGGCGAAGGTGGAGTCCTTGCGTATCCACTTGGCTCCCAACTTCTTCAACGTGCGCGAGGTATGGGCATCGAAGTGTCCCGAGAACCGACCACGGTTGTATGTGATCGTTCCCTTGGATAGGGCGTGACGCAGGGCGTCAAGGTCTGTGGGCTCGGCGTTGAGCGCAATCTTTTTTTCTTGGGTGTGTTTCAGGAGGGGAACGTATATCTCACGTTTCAGGACTTCACGGATGATCTTTTCGACTTCATCGAATATATCGTGAGGCATTCCAATTGGGCGTAACTCTCGATAGGTTTTCATTTCCTTACCGGAGCGGGTTCCATGACGGGGCGCGGCTTCAATGCTTCCTTGACCTCTCGGATGGGGCCCTTGATATCGGACGCCGAGGTGAACCGCTTCAACTCCTCTTTTCGTTCCTTGGGGTCCTGGGTAAGGCGCATGTCGATGGCGTTGATACCGAAGATGCGCTTCCACGCCTGGATCTTGTTCCTCACGGTTCGGTCGGAAAGTCCTAGGAGTTTGGCGGTCTCCACGGTGTTGAACTTGCACTGCGTATAGGCGGCGATGACGATGCGGCGTTCCACGGATTTAAGCGTCTCGCCGTATTCCCAGAATATCACTCGCGCCATCGTGTCGGCCTCCGTCCGTTTTATACTTCCTTGGGCTTCTTGACCTTCGGCGGCTCGGGGGCTTTGTTCTTGGGCTTCTCCCCTGCCTTGGGCTTCTCTTCCACACCTTCGAGTCCATCCGCGGGAACAGGCTTCAAGGCTTCCAGGGCCGCAAGCGTCTCGGGACTGTTGTCCAAGTCCATCGGTAACAGGTTGGCCTTGTTCACGGCGTCTCTGAACTCTTCATCGGTCATGCGGTTGGCTTGGGCGGTCTGCAAGACTCGGGTGAACTGTTGAGTCTTGACCGCCTCCTCATCCACGGCCGACAAGATGCGAAGTGGCTTGAAGGAAAATTCCAGGTCATCAGGGATGAAGCCGAACAACTGCTGACAGCGTAGTTCCAACATCTTGAGGATGGGCTCCTCCAACTGGGAGCGCGGTTCACCTTCGACCATGGAGTTATAGACTTCGATGTCGTCCTCTCCCGAGTTGAACCCGGCCGCGCTGATTCCGAATAACTTGGTGAGGGGCATACGCATGTCGGCAGCGATCTGGATGCGGTTCCCTGCGGCTATCTCGGCCAAGCCCGAGAACGTGATCTGCTTTTGCTCGAATTTGTCCTCAGAGTCCAACGCCACACCGCTCTGGTAATTCTTCATCATGTTCATGATGGCAAGGCGCTCTTGAACCGCAAACTTACCGTTTGGAGTCGCCATCGCGGCCGCGAGACCCTTGAGCAGGTAATAGTCGATCTTGAATTCGTCCGTCACCTCGAAGATAAGGTCTTGGCCCTTTAGGTATTGGTTGATGGACCGTACCAACTTTTCGACCACGCTCATGCCCCAACCCCGAAGGCGAGGGCGCAACCAACTAGGGGCTTCCAAGCCAACCATCTTGAACACGCGGGACGGATGCCACTTGTGGCCGTAGTAATCGTAGTTCACGGGGTCCACGGTGATTCCGCTGATGTCGCCGTCATTGTTTGCGGCTTGGGTTGACCAATACAACTCCCACAGGTCGGCTGCCCTGAATTTCAAATCCGTGTCGGGCCCTATGGCTTCGATGTTCAACGGCTCCTCGGGGTCTTGATCCATGATGAACGGCATGATGCCGCCCCCGCCGTGGAGGCGTGACCACTTGGCGGCCTGACCTGCTACACGCAAGTCCTTCTTGCGCTTGATGACCCGTTGAAGTTCGGCCACCTGTTCTTCGTCCAACTGTTTCGATTTGATCTCGATGCCGCCACGCAAGGCGTCATCCACCGGAACATCGACAATGGTTTGGATGAGCCCTATCTCGGCGTAGGCTTGGGCGAGGACGGTTCGGAAGTTCGAGATGAGATAAAGGCGAAGGTTTTGGATGATGGTCGTGGACTGGGATACCTGGGCACTCCCTGGAACGATGGGCCCGAATCCAGAGCCGGTGAACGGCGTGACGTTCTCAAGTCCATTGAACGAATTGAACGCCTTGAGTTTGGCCGGGACGCCTTGGCCCTTGACGATGGACCGGACGATTTGACGCGCTTGGGGTGGAAGGCCACGGACGGACTTGTTCAACTGGGAGTTCGATATGCGGTGGATCTTGTTCATCCGAGGAGACCTCTGAATCCGGACATGTTATCGAACACGGTTATTTCTCCTACCAACTCGTTAAAGATCGCAGAAAGCGCGTCCACGATGTCGTCGTGGGCATTGGGGTCGGGGAACGCTTCCAACTCATCGAAAAATTCCTTGTTCCAAGGAGCCCGAAGGACTTTCACGAATCCATGCTCGGCTTGGGCCGCGACCCCGGTTGCCCGTATCTCTTTTTTCTTCTGGGAAGGACGGGAGGCCACTCGGTATCCCACCAGTTCCTTGATGAACCGCTCCATCTCATCCACGCCGGCCGAGCCCGGGTCTTGCTGTGCGATAATTCTAACACCGCTACCATCATGGGACGCAATGGTTTTTATCAGGGACAGTATTTTACCCGGCGTGTCCTGAGCCGATCGAAGGTCGGCCACCACCCAAGTCCCGTCCGGGTACTTGTACAGTTTCACGCCACGGGTCCAATCCGGGTTGGTGTTTTCGGTGTTCGGGGGAGTCGCGGCCCGGTCCCATCCCCTGCCCACGTCCATCCACCCTGGCGGGATATCGTCGATTATTGGGAACCACTCGCGCCTGAACATGGTCCCGGCCGTGGCCCTGATGTTCCAGTTTCCACCTAAAAGCCTTTCTCTCTCGACCTTTCCCAACTTCATCAGGTTGCCCTTATAGGCCGGGTCCTTTTCCATGAGGATCTTGTTGTCCTCAAGGCGTGACGGGATGAACGTCAGGCTCTTTGGTCTTTCGTCTATACCGTACTTTTCCTCAAGTTCTTCTTTGGTGTCGGACCATATCAATTTATTCTCGGGACGTATGAACCACCTGATAATCCCGCTTCTTTCGGGGATGGCGTAACCGTTTTCTCCTATCCACCAGTCTATGAGTTCGCGCACGAATGAGTCTGGGTCGGGGTTGCAAGTTGCCGGCAAAGTGCGTGAGTTCGTCGAAGCCTATGATGGCTATCTGTGATCCCTGCCAATTGAAACGGTCCTTTTCGTGCTCCATGTGCGAAAACTTGAGGTTCCCCCCGGCCGGGAATGTCCACTCGTTCGCGCTGGCCCTGGGTATGGCACCCATAGGCCCATACAGGTCCTCAGATTGATCCCATAGACCGCCCTCGCTGGATATCTGCGTACCAACGCGACGGAAGATGACGGCTCCAAACTTCGGGTTATTCCAGTGGCGCAGCATTTCGAGCAACAGGCCGAAAGTCTTTCCCCCGCCCGCCGCCCCACCGAATATCAATATCTCGGCCTTGGACTTCATGGCTTCCGTCTGTGGCCCCGGCTGTGGGCCTATAATCGCGTCATTCTCCATCGTTCAACCCATCGGACTCGAATCCGTTGCTCGGGATGTTGATGACAATGCGCGGGCCCGTTTGGCGCGTTCCGTCCAGTTCCACGCTCAATCCCTGCTTGCGCTTCAACTCCTCCATCCGGACCTTGTAATTCAATCCCGTGCGCTGGATTTGGATAACTTGGTCATCGGTGAGCCCATCCTTGAGTTTGACTTCCCCCGTCTCCAATCCTGTAACGGGGTCCTTAACCGCGGGCAACAAGTGCGAAGTGGGGACCGTGACCATGTTCTCGATGATCTCGTCCAGTTTCGATAACTTGGTGGCGGCCCGCTCGATATTCTTTGATTCTGCAAGTTCCGCAACCCTGGCTTTATAGACTTTCCGTTGTTCATCCCAAGTCTTGTCCGAATGAACACTGTAAACCGAAGTCGCAATTCCCTCTTGCAGGAAGAAGGCGTGACGTGAAAGCGCTGAATTAAAGAACCTTTGCTTGAGTTTGCCCCAATCGTATTTCGTCCAGCCCGAAGCCATTACTTCACTCTCCGAACATCATAAAACCGTTTCCCTGTATGCAATTCCCTCGAGCTTACAACCATCAGATTGCTCAATGCGTTGTTCAGAGGATTCCGGTCTTTGTGGACGACACACTCGGTTCGTCGCAGGCGGCGCCCAAGGCTCTGCTCCATGACGTATCGGTGCTCCCTCATGATGCGTTTTCCTACTCGGATGACCTTGTAGCGCTCTCTTTGGGGTTTATCACTTCGGTGTTCGCGCATATAGGCGTTGGCGCATTGGCGAC